TGCATACCATTTGGATTATCGTACGCTCGATGCCAGTTATTTTGACTCGTATGATGCAACCGTAGCCTACATTGAACAACTGCAAACCACTGGACCTGCCATCACGATTATCTATCAAGAGCAGATTGCTGCGTGTTGGGGCTTTGCTCAGATTGTACCTGGTGTCTTTGAAGCCTGGTGTTTGGGAAGTCAGTTATTTAACAAATATCCTGTGGCTACCACTCGCACCGCTAAGTTTGTGATCGAACAAGGGGCTAGATTTTTGGCAGCTCACCGAATCCAACTCACGGTACTAGCGAGTAATAAAGTTGCAAACAACTGGGCTTCCGTATTACAATTCAAGTACGAAGGATTGATGAAACAATTTGGACATGATAAACAAGATTATGTTATGTATGCAAAAATTTATTAGGAGATAGTATGGGTAGTATATTATCAAAACCAAAAATTCCTGCACCAGAGCCGATTTCTGAAGAAACGAAAAAAGCTCAAAGAATGCAGTTAGAAACATTACAAGCTGACGAAAAAAGAGCGGAAGAAGAAAGAATGAAAGAATTATCTTCTTTACAAAAACGTAAAAGACGTGCAAGGTTTGGTGGCAGACGTATGCTATTAGCTGAACGAGAAACGCCAGAACTTGGAATACCAAAGAAAGAAACTTTAGGAGGATCAATGCCAAAAGTCATAGGTAAAGATGGGAAATCTAAAATGTTTCCCTACACAGGAAAGGGGATTGCTCAAGCCAAAGGTTACGCCAAAGATACTGGTGGTAAATTTGTCATGGGTGGTCCAAAAGATAACTTTAAACAAAAGAAGATGAAATCATGAAAAAGAAAAAAGGATACGGCGGCGGCGGCAAGAAGAAGTAATGGAACGCAAATTTAAGTCTGTACCCAAAAGTAAAAAAGGGGTACCCTTAAAGTATTTAGCTAGTGCTAAAAACAAAAAGAAACGTGAGAGTGAAATCTTACGCACCAGACGATTGTATCGTATGGGTTTGTTAACGCCTAGTATGATGGACAAGATCAGCAAGGAGCGAGCAGGTGGCAAGTAAATATCCAAGTAGCTACACCAGTAAATTCAGTAAATCAACACTTGATAAAGTCTACAAACGTGGACTCGGTGCTTACTATTCGAGTGGTAGTCGTGGGGTATCAGCACACGCTTGGGCGATGGGTCGAGTACGTTCTTTTGTCACAGGTAAAGGTGGAGCAAGGAAAGCTGATAAAGATTTAATAAGGAAAAGCTAATGGTAATGTCAGTCAACCAAATCATGAAACGCTTTCAAGCTGCTAAAGCTCGTAAAGAACAATGGGAATCAGTCTATGAAGATTGTTATCGTTTTGCTTTGCCGAACCGTAACTTATATGAAGGTTACTTTGAAGGTAAGTCGGTTGGTCAAAACAAAATGGCAGATGTCTTTGATAGTACAGCAATCAGTTCAACTCAACGATTTGCGAATCGAATACAATCAGGTTTATTTCCACCACAAAATAATTGGTGTCGATTAGAACCTGGCAATGACATTCCTGAAGAACAACGTGTTGAAGTACAAAGAATATTAGATGTGTATTCTGAACGCATGTTTTCGTTAATTAAAAACAGTAATTTTGATTTAGCATTAGGTGAATTTTTATTGGACTTATGTGTAGGAACAGGTGTGATGTTGATTCAAGAGGGTGATGAGATGACACCCATACGTTACACTTCAATCCCTATGTATCTTATTTGTTTTGAAGAAGGTGCTAACGGACAAGTTGAAAATGTATATCGTAGGCTTAGACTCAAAGCAGAACAAATATTGATTGAGTTTCCAGATGCCGAACTGAACGAAACATTAAAACGTAAAGTCAAAGATAATCCGATTGAGGAGATTGACTTTTTAGAAGCCACTGTGAAAGATTTATCTACAGGTAAATATTCTTATTGCATTATTTATCAACAAGAAAAATTTAAAATTGTTGAACGCACGCTTAAATATTCACCTTGGGTGATATCCAGATATATGAAAGCGGCAGGTGAAGTCTATGGTCGTGGACCATTAACTGTGGCGATACCTGATATCAAAACCTTGAATAAAACGAAAGAATTATTATTGAAAAATGCATCATTAGCGATTGCAGGTGTGTATACCGCAGCAGACGATGGGGTGCTAAATCCGAACACGGTGACACTCAAACCTGGTGCAATCATTCCTGTGGCTCGTAATGGTGGACCACAAGGGGAAAGTCTAAGACCATTACCACGTAGTGGTGATCCACAGTTATCACAGATCGTAATTGACCAATTACAAATGTCGATTAAAAAAATATTATTGGATGAATCTATTCCAAGGGATGATATGTCAGCACGAAGTGCCACTGAAATACAACAACGTATTCAAGAACTGGCACAGAATTTAGGGAGTGCGTTTGGGCGTTTGATTACTGAAGTGATGACACCGATTGTACAACGTACTTTACAGATTATGGATCAAGCAAATATCATTGAATTGCCACTGAAAGTCAATGGACTTGAAATACAAATTAAACCTGTCAGTCCGATTGCGATGTCACAAAATCAAGAAAAAATTAGTAACTTATTGCAGTTTGCTCAGATTGTACAACAACTTGGTCCTGAAGGACAAACTTCAATTAAGATTGGAGCAGCAGCAGATTATATTGCAGATAAATTAGGTATTCCTGCTGATGTCAGAAACAACCCAGAAGAACGAGCTGCTTTGTTAGAACAAGCAGCACAAATGTCAATGCAAGCAGCACAACAAATGCAACAAGCTGAAGCAGAACCACAACCACCAGAGGAGCCAATACAATGAGTTGGGATGAATTATCATTACTTGATGAACAAGCTATTGAACATAAAGAATTTATTAATGTAACTGAATTGAATCGTTTGTATGCCAGAGTATTTAATACTGAAGAAGGACAGAAAGTGTTAAAACATTTACGAGCGATTACAATAGAGCAACCTGCATTTATACCAGGTGAAGAAGCAAGCTATGGGTTTTGTCGTGAAGGACAAAATTCATTAGTCAGAGAAATTGAAAAACGTATAGCGAGGGCAAGAGGATGAGTGAAGAAAATCAAGCAGTAGAAAACGAAGGCTTAATTGATGAAGGTATTAAAGAAGTGCAAGCAGCCGAAGCTGAAGCACAGCAAGAACACCCAGAAGTAATTGATAATGTGTTTGCCAAAGATCCAGAAGAAGTCAATACCGCCATTGCAAGTGAGGATGAAGATACTGAGTTTGTTAGACCTGAGTATTTTCCTGAGAAGTTTTGGAATGATGAAGATGGACCTGACGTGGAAGGGTTAGTGAAGTCGTATCGTGAAATGGAAAAAAACTTTTCACAAGGCAAACATAAAGCACCTGAAGAATATGATATCTCATTTGCAGAACAATCAGGTATTCCACAAGACGACCCTCTTATGGAGCGTTTTAGTAGTTGGGCGAAAGAACATGGAGTAAGTCAAGCTGCTTTTGAAGCACTAGCCAAAGATTATATTGATATGGAGATGTCATCTTTAGAGCAATATAAGGTTGATGTGCAAGCTGAGAAAGATAAACTTGGACCTGATGCAGACCAGATTATAAAATCTACTGCTGAATGGGCGAATGGTTTATTCAATAAAGGTGTGTTTAATGAAGAAGAACTAGAAGCCTTTAAACAATCAGCAGGTACGGCAGCAGGTGTACGAGCCATGCAAAAACTTAGACGTTTCTATGGAGAAGCAAAAATACCTGTCGCACAACCATCTGATGAAGGAGTGCCAACCGTTGAAGAACTGTATGCGATGGTAGGTAAACCTGAATACAAATCAGATCCTGCATTCCGCAGTAAAGTACAAAAATGGTTTAAGGTAAGATTTCCTGATAACCCTGATACTGATTACATAATTTAGCTTGTAATTACTTGTATTTTAATTATAGAATATACACTAAGGATAACAGTGTAACTCTGCCCTTGACTCTCGAATGAGGTGTGGTAGGCACAACCTACAAGTCTGAAGCCCACATGGACAACTTCGTGGCGTTAATAACTTAACTATTATATGGAGATATTATGAGTACAAGTATTAGCTCAAGTTTTGTTACCATATTTGATGCCGAGGTCAAACAAGCATACCAGTCTGATCGTGTATTAGCAGGTACTGTTAGGGAGAGAGCAGGCGTACAAGGTAACACATATAAGTTTAACAAGTTAGGTTCAGGTGTAGCGAACTTACATATTCCACAATCTGATGTAACACCGTTAAACTTAGCACACTCACAAGTAACCGCTACTATGTCGGATTACAACGCTGCTGAATATTCAGATATATTCACAAGCGGCAAGGTACTCTTTGACGAAAGAGCAGAACTTGTGAAGGCTTTATCAATGGCGATTGGTCGTAGAATGGACCAACTTGTAATCGATGCGATTGATGGAGCAGGCACATCATTAACTGTAGCCAACTCGATTGGTGGCTCTAACACTAACTTAAATGTTGATAAAGTATTAGAAGCTAAAAAGTTAATGGATCAAAAGAACGTACCTGCTGAAGGTCGTTTTTTCTTATGTCATTCAAACAACATGGCAGCTTTCCTAGACGACAGCGATGTGAAAACTATTGATGTCAACACCACTAAAGCATTAGCTCAAGGTACTGTTGATTCATTCTTAGGGTTCAAATTCATTGCTATTGGTGATAGAGATGAAGGTGGGCTTGCTATTGATGGTTCGTCTGACAGAACATGTTTAGCATGGCATCAAAGCTCAACAGGGCTTGCTCTAAACATGGACAAGAAAACAGAGATTAATTACATTGCTGAAAAAGCATCGTTCTTAGTGAACTCAATGTTTTCTGCTGGGGCTGTTGGTATTGATACCAACGGTATTGTTGAAATCACATGTCGTGAATCATAGGAGGTAACTAATGGCTTATTCAACTGATGGATTCGGTGCGTTAGCGGGACAAGGTAGATCAGGAGATTTACCTGCATTATATGTCTACACAACTACCGATGCACACACTGCCGTTGATGCTAGTGGCTACTTCAACACTCTTTCAGATACCTTGAAAGTAGGTGATATGATTATGGTCCACGGTTCAACAGGCGGAACAAGAACAGTAACAATGCACATTGTGGTATCTAATGCATCTGGTGTCGTTGACATCAGTGATGGTACAACAATCGGAGCAGTTTCTGATTCTGACTAAACAAAGTTGCCCTGTTTCGGCAGGGCATACTTTTTTAAGGAGATGGTATGGCAGTCGGAGATACAAAATTAACAATATGTAATGATGCACTCTTAATGTTAGGTGCGGCTGAGATGACCTCATTTACTGAAGGCACAGACTCAGCAAAGATTTGTGACCGACTTTACGATGACTTAAAAAAGTATATCTTATCAATTTATCCTTGGTCGTTTGCTAAAAAGAAAGTACAACTAGCAAGGATTAGTGACACGCCAACCACAGAATGGTTGTATGCTTACGCACTACCTGCTGACATGATTGGTACACCCAAAGCTGTATTTGAAGATTCAACAGCAGGAGCAAGACAATCACAAGAATTTGAATTATATTATATCGATCAACAAAGGTTATTAACAGATTACACAGCAGTGTATATTGATTATGTTGCTGATATAGATGAATCAAGATTTCCAGAGTTTTTTGTTTATATGCTACGTCACGCACTGGCTGCGGACTTTGCCGAACCATTGACCGATCAAATAACCAAAGCAGATTATTTTAGAGTTTTAGCTTTTGGAAGCCCTTCTGAAAACGGGAGGGGTGGTTTATTTAGACAATGTACACAAGCTGATGCACAAGGACAACGTAACCAAACATTAGGAAATAACTCATTTGATTTAATTGAGGTACGATAATGTCAAGGGTTATTGATATTCAAAATAGTTTTACGTCAGGTGAACTAGACCCCAAACTGATTTCAAGAGATGATATAAAAGCCTATGATACAGGATTAACCACTGCTCTTAATGTTGTGGTTTTACCACAAGGTGGTGTCAAACGCAGACCTGGTTTAAAATTTATTACGGAACTCGGTGGTAGTCCTGAAAATGGTATACGCTTGGTATCATTTGAATTTAATACTTCTGATGCTTATTTATTAGCATTTACAAATCTGCGTATGTATGTCATTAAAAATGGTGTATTACAAACCAACATTGCAGGTAGTGGTAATAATTATCTGACAACTACTATTACCTCTGCGATGCTTAATGAAATGTGTTGGGTACAAAGTGCTGATACTTTAATTGTCGTACAAGAAGACATGGCACCTAAAAAGATTACACGTACTTCTGATACTGCATGGACGATTGCTGATGTAACTTTTACCTTTAATCCACAACATGCTTTTACGTTATCTACATCAACTGATGTATCAAGTGCAGGTACACTGACTCCAAGTGCAACTACAGGTAATATAACCTTAACTGCATCGTCAGGATCTGTATTTACGACATCACATGTCAATCAGTTTATTAATGTTAAAGGTGGTAATAAATTTGGACGAGCAAGAATTGTTGAACGCACAAGTGCAACAGTTTTAAAAGCACATGTTGAAATACCATTTTTTAGTACCGATGCTATCGCTAGTGGTGATTGGGAGCTAGAAACAGGTTATGAAGATACGTTTAGTAGCAGCAAAGGTTTTCCAAGGACGGCTACTTTTCACCAAGGACGGTTATTTTTTGGTGGTAGTAAATCAAGACCATCTACTATTTTTGCATCTAGGGTTAATGCTTTTTTTGATTTTAACCCAGGCGAAGGTTTAGATGATGATGGTTTTGTTGCAACTTTAGATACTAATCAGCTAAATACCATAACTGATATACTTAGTGCCAACTACTTACAAATCTTTACTACAGGTGGTGAATTTTTTGCACCACAAGACTTTAGTGATCCACTCACTCCTAGTAATTTTATTGCCAAAATTCAATCTAGTCATGGCAGTAAAGAAAATATACGAGTACAAAACATCACAGGAAGTACGATTTATGTGCAACGTCAAGGCAAAGCACTTAATGAATTTATTTATGACCGTGGAGGTGATGGATATTTAACATCACAAATATCACTCTTATCAAGTCATTTACTTAGCACACCTGTTGACATGTCGATACGAAGGGCAACATCTACTGACGAAGGTGACCGTTTGGTTGTGGTCAATAATGATGGTTCAGCAGCAGTGTACACTTTACTCAAAGACCAAAACATTGTAGCAGCCACTCAATTTACTACAGATGGTTTATTTTTAAATGTAGCTACTGTAGTTAGCGACCAATATGTTGCTGTTAAACGCACCATTAACAGTGCAAATAAATACTACATTGAACTGTTTGATGAAGATTTTACTTTAGATAGTGGAGTATCTGGTGGTGCAGCATCTAGTCATAGCTCAGGACATTTAAATCAAAAAACAGTTAAAGTCATTGGTGACGGGGTGATGCAAGCCGATGTTACAGCAGGATCTAGTGCTATTACTTTTGACAGTGCAACCTCTACTTCTTATCAAGCAGGGCTTGATTATACAGTGACTATAAAAACACTACCGATTGAACCAAGCATACAAGGATATGCTTCGCTGAGAGGTTTTAAAAAACGTGTGTTAGAAGTCAATGCGTTTTTAAATGAAACACAAAATTTAACGATTAACGGTAATACCATACCGATCCGTACCTTTGGTACATCTAACTTAGATGTTGCCGTGCCTGAGTTTACAGGAACAAAAACTTTACATGGTATACTAGGATTTAGTTTAACAGGTCAGATAACTATTGGACAATCTGCACCTTTAAAACTACACTTATTGGGTATGGATTATAAGGTGAGTACAGGAGGATAAATGTCAAAAGCAGTTATGGCGTTAGCCGCAACTTCAGGATTTCAAGCATTGACAGCAATACGACAAGGGCAAGCACAAGCTGCTCAATATCGTGCTGAAGCACAAGCTGCTGAAATAAAACGTCAATTTGACCAAAAACAACAAGAAATACAAAGACAAAAAGATATACTTGATATTAAAGAGGAACAAAATGAAATACTTAAAGATACCTCTAGGTCTTTAGCATTTAACATTGCATCTGGTGCTGCTAGTGGACTTATGAAAGATAATGTTTTAAACACAGTTGTTTTACAACAAGGCTTAGATGAATACTTAGCAGGCAATAGAAATCTAAATTTATTACAAGCAAATTATGAAATAATCGGCAATATGATAGACCGTGAAGCTAGAAATGAAATAGCTAGCAAAGAACAAGCTGCGGTCAATGTTAAAAATTTATCAACACTGCAAGCAGGCGGTTACTTAGCACAAGGTTATTTAAATTATCAAAAGTACAAACCAATAGATTAGTATAAATGGCAAAAATGATTGGACAATATAAAGGAACAAAAGCAACAGGAATAGCATTACCAAAACTAACTATGGGTGCTATGGATCGTAGTGCAGTTTCAACAGCAGTTGCTGGTTATCAAGGCACATTAGATTCAATTTCTAAGATGCAAAAGTTTTTAGAGGAGAAAGCAGCAAAAGAAGCTGTGCAATCTGGTTTTGAATATTCTTTAATGAATCAACCATCTGCCGAAGAAATAAATGGCATGATAGAAAAAAGGGAACAGAAACTACCTTTTAATCCAAACAGTATGAATATTGCAGAACTAACTGCGAATGAATACATAAGTGCAGAAATAAGAGGTCAAGCAGAAAACAAAACCAAACAAAGATTACATAAACTTTTTAATGAAGATTTTTATAATGCTAACGATGGCAAAGGCATGACTTTAGCTGAAGCAGATGAAGCAGCTAAAAATATTATTGATAATTACGCTAGTATGTTTGTTAATAACAAATCTACTTACGATACTTTTATGAGTAATATGAAAGTATATGGTAACGCACAAGCCAACAGAAATTTAAACACCAGATTACAATTAGATAGAGAACAAAGAACTAATGTTTTTACTGAAGATTTAAACATTGCAAATGAAGCTGCTGATAAAATTTATGATGTAGCAGGCATGCAAGGTGTTGTTAATCATTATAATAATTTAATTGACCGTGCTGACAAAACAATGGGTGCGGACAGTGAAAAAATTATTCAACAAATAAAAAATGCAAGAGATAAAGCATTACAAAAATTAACATCTGACCAAATGAAAAAATATTTTACTGATGTTCCTGATTTAAATAATCCTAATCAAGCTAAAATACAAACATTGGTTAATGATATTAATATGGTATATATAAATGAGCCTGAAAAAGGATTAGCCATATTAACAGAAGGCATAATTGCTGCTAGTGAAGGTGAAGCTGGTTTTTTAAAATTACAAGTATTGGAAAACATGACATACGGTAATAAAAAAATTACAGATTATGAAGAATGGAATGATTTAGAAAGATCAGCAATAAGTCAAATAAATACTCTAAATACAAACTATTTAGAAAATAC